GTCAGATTAGACTTATTTTCTAATATAGAAATAACCCTCCTGCAATGGTTTGTCAGTTTAAAGTTCGGGCGATTATCCTCCATAGGTTTACAACTCATTGACAAACCAATCACCTTTGAGTTTAAGTGTTTCTTGTAATTCTCTAATTGCTTTAAACATTTTTGCATTATTGCTATTTTGTTCTGTTAGATAATCTAAGTCCAACTCTAATCCTTTTACTTTATTCTCTAATTTTTCTATTTTAATTAGTAATCCTTCTACATTCATATTATCACCGTTACTATTGTTAAGATGGTTGCTATGTTTACAATATTTACCATCATTAATATCTTATTTGATTTTGCTATCATAGCCAGCAATTCTTCTAACAACTCATTTGTCTTATCCATCATCATTATTATTCACTTCCAATAAATCGGCAATGTCTATAATCTTAGCATTGCGCTTTAAGTTATTCATCATCTGAAATAACTCCTTTACTTCTTGTAAAGTGGTTTCCCAAGTTTCTTCTGTATCATACGATACTTCTACTGTTACATATTTTTTATTCATGCTGTTTCCTCCAATGAAAAGAAATTCAGTATTACTCCTAATGCTACTAAGACAGGTAAAATTGTCATAATAAAAATGAAGTAAATTAAATTCACTCCGAACTGAATTGTATTATATTTAATATGGCCCTTTCTAAATAATACTCTTAGTCCCAAAGGTAGGAAAAATGTTAGATATAATAAAATTCCAAATATATAGACTAGCAATTCTCCTGTCGGTAATTCTAATATATTTTCTAGTATATTTGATTTAATCATATTTTCATCTCCTTTGCTTTGAATGCTGCACTTCTTATTGCTTCTCTAGCACTAGCAGTAATGCTTTCTGCTAAAGTTACATTTGACCAACCGAATCCTGTAAAAGCCAAAATGCCATAAAATGAAGCCATCAATCTTTTTACAGCCATTTGGTTATTATGCCACTTTGCATATTCAGATTCATCGCCTTGATTTTTAGCCTCTTTCATTCTTGTTTTATATTGATTCCTTAATTCTTTCAATTCTAAAACTGCCTTTGGTAATAGTCCCAATTTATCGGTTTTAAAATAAACCATATCTTTCTTATCACATATGCTGAAATCCTTTGGAGTTGCTAGATTAGCAGCAAAAGAAGTAGGGGTATCGCTGACAGTTTCAAATGAAATATTTCTAGCCAATATCATTGAAGGATATAGGCCAGCAAAATCAAATGCTGCTACTCCCTTATGTAATCCATTAGTGTTTTCGCTTAATGGATTATAGACCATCGCACCTTGATATGACAGACTCTCTTTACAGGATTTACAAATTTTTGATTTCTTGTCATTTATAGTCCCACAACTATTACACTTTTTGTCTTTAGGTCTAAATCCTGTTGGGGCTTTCCAAGAAGCATTTCGCATAAAATATACTCCTCCCATATGACTTGCATAAAAGCAAGAATCGAATGGGGCAACTAGTAGCCTTTGAAGCGCAATAATGGCTTCGCTACAAAAGTTAGTTTCGTCTATTTCTACCATTAGTTCTACATCTATCAAAGCATATTTCAGATAAGTCTCTGTATCTTCTAGCCAAGCCTTACGATAAAATTCATTTGGGTCGGGAAACTTCTCAGATTCTAATTTGTTTTTTCCTAGAATAGTTTCTGAAATATAATTTAAACTTAAAGAAGGTAAGGTTCCTCTTTGAGAATCATTCCATTGTCTTTCAAATGCCAAATCTAAATTTAAGCAAATCCTTCCTCCAATTGGTTGTGATATAGGAGAAAATCCCTCCTCCAATTTAGAAAAAGAATAGCCGTTCTTAGTTTCTTTAACATCTGAAACTGTTGCATATGGAGATAGTCTTAAAGGATTAATACCTAATGCACAGCATCTATCAATAAGTTTAGGCAAATCGAACTTTAGACCAAACCAAGCAATTAGCATATCGGGGTCTTTGTCTATCATAGTATTAATGAAATGTTCAAGCATCGCTTTTTCATTAGCAAATACATGAAGATTAATTTCATCAGAATCTAATTTCGTTTCTTCTGTTATATTAGGAAACCACACCCATTGGGTATATTCCAAATCATAATTATCATACGCTACAATAGTAGTAATACAATCATGATATTCTCCGCCTTGTTGCCATTCCATATCCCAATACCATTTACGCATATCGTATTCCGGAAGTTCCGTCAAGTTATCAATTGCATATCTATGATGGTATTTTACATCTGCTTCCCAAGTCTGCTTGAACAAATCTTTTGCTTTTTTTACATCTTCTGCATTTTCTACATAAACTCTTTTTAGTTTCTCTCCCTGTAAATTTACCCAATCTCCATTTTCATATTCAAACTCTCTTTCTATATATTTAGAAGGATTATATTTTTTTATTTCTTTATGTTCCTCCTTCACATAAAAATATGGGCGAAAGGGTTTGAACTCTCTTTTCAATTCTCCGTTTTCTCTCCAACTAAGATAAATACTTTTATTGTCACAAAATTTTGATATTATCATCCTATCAACTCACATGAGGCGCACGTATTAATTTTCTATCTTCTCCAATCAAAAGTAGGGGGAAATCATCTTTTGCATAAAAATTAATTTTACCTTTGAAAAATTTATGCAGTGGCCCCGACCATTCTACTGTTGCTTCTTCTCCTATTTTATTAGAGACAGACATGACTTCCTCATATTTGTTAGAATTTGAAGTTCTACTACTAATAATAATTTCATCTCCACAATCTAAACGATAAACTCCGCTTTTTATTAATTCACAAAGACCCATTGTATTTTTGAAAACATTTGAATCTAATGTAAAACAAGATTCAAATTTAGAACTTCCAAACATAAACAGAGTTTGTGGTTCTTCTTCATATTCTATATGTTTTAACATTCCTCTAATCCTAGTAATAGCATTCATATTAGAATGAGAAACTATTCTAGGTAAGACTACCTTTTGATTTTCACAGGAAACTGTTAGAACATCCTCTCCTAAAAATGTGGCTTCGCCATTAAATTTCTTTAGGAAAGAAGTTAAAGTTTTGGCATCTAAAATAAACTCTCCACTTTCTGAACCCTCAACGGGTATAGAAATAGTCAAGGAAAGAGCAGAATCAGCATTCCATAATTCTAACGTATTATTAACCAATATCAAATATACGCAATCATCTAAACTTCCGTTAGAGATGCCATATTTGCCCTTACCTTGAATATCTTCAAGAGCCTTCTCCATAATTTTACTATCAACATTAAACTTCATATTTTACCCTCTTGTAATTCCGGAACTCCGTTCCACTTAATATTAGGAGGCTTTCCTTCTCTAACAGTCCAAACCTTTCCTACTAAATTTCCATTAGTTCTACTACCAACTAGTTCTGCCAAGAAATGTAATTCTCCTTTTATCTTTTTCTTATAGCAATGAATTTCTTGTTCTAATTTTCCACCCCAATCACGCCATGCAGGAATCATTCCTACCGGAGAATTGTCTTGATACTTTTCAGTTTCGTGGGTAATGTAAATAACGTCACAATTCAAATGGTATATTGTTTCTAACAAATGGTAGAAAGTTTTGTTTCTAGGGCCATATTGATAGGGCATCATTTTCGTAACTATTGTTGGATTAGGATTCACTTTGTAGATACATTTGTCATACCAAGAATCCACACCATCCATAACGAAAATTGGTTTTTCTCCTTCGTCTAATTTTCCCCTAACATACTTTACAAAAGCATGAGAATTTTCCTCACTTTGCTTAATATCAATTACATTGTCTTTGTCTAAAACAATCGGACAATAAACCTCAATATTTTCTGAAGCATCATGACATTCAAACCAAGTAGATTCTACTCCTCTATCCCAATCTAAAACGTATATTTTTCTATCGGGAAAATCCAACGCTATTCCAGTTTTTCCTGTTTTGGGTTCTCCCCAAATACCTAATACCATTCTAGCCTTTCTAGACTTTCTTTTGCTTTCAATATACTTGGCAAACGATGAATTAAATTCATCCTGTTTTTTTCCGAATATACTTTTCTTTTTTTCTTCTGCGTCTGTTATTGCTTTTTGCATTAATTTATTGTTGCTTGTAATTGCCATACTTACCACCTATCTCATATCTACTAATATCTATTTCTTGACCTCTAAATTTAGTCCAAATACTTAGAATGTTTTCTGCCATATATTTATCGCAAACAAATCTAATTTCTTTATCTCTATAATGTAGTTTAAGCATTATTCCTTCTTCACTTTGTCTCCATGTAATAAAGTCCACATTGGCTATATCTGCCAAATAACTACCGGACTTTAGAACATATCTTTCATCTATTAATTCATTCATTTAAATTCCTCTAAAAAAATATGGGCCTCGCACCCATTTGAATGTCAATTTCCCCACAAGTCACATTTACCTTGCACAAGACTAATCTCCCTAGAGATTAGTTAGAGTTTCAAACAAACCAATCATCATCAGTTTCTTCTGCTTGCTCAATTTCTATTGGCGAACCAACTTTTTCTACAACCAAAAGGCCGGATACGTTTATAGTTACGGGTTCCGCACCTTCTTCGGTAATTCTTTGAGAAGTTCTACCAATAACAATTATGTTACTTCCTATTCCAAAATCAATATTGATATGTTCGGGAATCCAGCAAGTTGTCATATTGCTTCCAGCATCATAATCAAATTCAGCATTTAAATCGGTAATATTGAGAACCCTGTTTCCGTTTGAAAACGGAGACATATTCATATTACAGACAGTTCCATCGGTTATTACATATCTTTCTTTTACAGGAAGCATGGATAGGTTTCCGTGTTGTCTATCAATATCAACTAACTCTACTACCTTACTATCGAAAACACTTGTAATGATTTCAATAAAGTCATAGTTTGACATGTCTCTATATTCTGAACTTTCAGGGTCTAGGCTATCGTTCATAACTAAACTAGAAAGAGTTACATCAGTATATCCATAAATGTCATCCGAGTTTTCATTTTTAATGACAGACATATGTAAAAACTCAAAACAGTTTGGAGAGAAATCAAGACAGCCATCTTTCTTATAACTAAAGAAATACGGTTTCATTTCTGTGCTTTCTCCTACCATTCCATAGAAAACTCCTGTTCTTCTAAATTCTTTAGAAGGTAGGGGTTTTCCAAAGTTTCTGTTCTTTCCACCGTTAGGATAAGTATCAACAGAATCTAGAGGTATAATCATACTTCCATCTATTTCTTCTGCACCTTCCGGTAGGTTTTTCACTATGCGCTCTTGATATTCTCCACGCATTACTCTCAATATTTTCCAGCCGCCATCTGTTTCTTCAGCAGTGGCAATCATGGTTGCTTCTAAGGCTGCATCGGGATTTCTAGCAAATTCCTCTTTTGCTTTATTCCTATTCCAAACCATAGTATCTCTAGGTGATTCTAGAGACACAAAGAAACCAAATGCCTTCTTAGACAATTGGTTATTTCCTGTGTTTGGATTGGTCTTTTGTCTTCGGCTTTGCGCTACATGGCTACGCCAAAGTCCAAGACCAAGAGGGTTGTCTATTTCTACCCCATTCTCCTTGCAAATATCTTCATATTTGGTAAGTCCTTCCTCCGGACTTAGACCAAGAAGATTTGCGCCTTGTTCTATTTCGTTCTTCAATTTTTCATTCATTTTCATTTTCCTCCTTTCACATTAGTTGTCCTACCATCCAAGAGACCAATACTCTTGGGGTCATGGTAGTGGACCGATATTCGCTTTCTCCTATTACTCTCAAAAATTTGTATTTCATATTGTTATCTAAAGTTGCACTGATAACTACATCATGTAAAGATACACAAATGTCTTTGACGGTTCTTCCGTCATAGAGTAAATTGTGTAGTGTAGTTAGAACGTCTGTATTTTTATTTATTATGTTATTTACTATATCTTCATATTCTTGTAGTCCTTCTTGAACTTGCACATTGAGGGGTCTATTAGATGAAATCGCTGCTTGCAATTCGGTTATTGCCCTCCTTAAATCACCACCATATACACCTATAAAGCCCTGCATTTCAGTTTTGGAAGGTCTATTGGGTATGTTTTCTTTTTCTAGTATGTCGAATAGTATTGATTCGACTACCGATAAAGATAGGGGCTTAAAGTGATAATTTGCACACCTACTTTGTAGGGCAAAAATAATTTTAGTTCTATCATTACAAGTAATAATGAATCTAACATTTTCAGAATATCTCTCCATTATTCTTTTTAAAGAGTTTTGAGCATCATTAGTCATCCCTCCCATTTCGTCTAATAGTATTATTCTAAATGGAACATCTCCCAGTTTTCCACTTTGAGCAATTTCTTTAATTCTAGTTCTAACTGTCTCTAATCTCCTATCATCAGAAGCGTTAATTTCAAAGAAATTATCTAGTGCGTTTTCTCCTAGTAGCGTTTTTGCTAGGGCTAAACCTGCTGCGGTTTTTCCTGTTCCGGAAGAACCATAAAATAATACGTTAGGCATATTTCTTAGTTCTACCCAATTCTCCGCATCCATTACAAAATGTTCTTGTCCTTTTATCCCACTTAGTAGAGAGGGCCTATATTTTTCACTCCATAGCATTATAATCTCTCCAACTTGGATTCTATTTGTGCTATTAACTTATACACGATTTCGCTTAACCAACCATGAGGTTCTTCAATATCAACATCTCCTATATTACCTAAAATATCAGTAATATAACCTTCTGCTCTATTAGCCCACTCAAGTAGTTGTTCTAGTTGTTCGGCTTCGTATGCTTTTTCTTTTAATTCATCACTTTTCATTTTTAATCCTCCAATATCTTATTCTTTTTTCCTTCCAAGTTCTACCCTGTATCTCTACCTTTTCGTATTTAGCAGGATGGTGGCATAGAAGTCCAGCCACTTGTCTATATGTTGGTATATTTTTAAATCCTAAATCTAATAATTCATCATATATTTCTCTTGTAGAGAGAGTCCTATTATCTTCTAAAATTTTTGTCATTAGTTCTAAACATCTTCCTGTATTTTCACCCATAATAATCACTCAATTTATTCTGTTTAATTTTCTTTTTTGGTTTTCTAATTCTTTTTTCTCCAAGCCCCAACAGCCTACATTCACTATTATTCAATTTAGTCTTAGCCCATCGGGTAAAGTTTTCATCTTCACACAATTGAAGAAGTAGTCTTTCTTCTCCGGATTTTAATCCTAATCTCCTACAAAGATATGGAACTTTGGAATAAGTTCCTCTCTTGGGAAAGGATGGTCTTGTGTAGTTTTTGCCTTGATAAGTATAGGCTAACAGTTCGTAGAAATATCTCTGCGACCATCTTCTTCTGACTACACTATCTACAAATATTAATCTATTCGGATGAATATTTTCAACAAGCCAAGACATTATTTGTGTGTCTGATGGCTTATTTATTTTTAGCATTTCAGCAATACTATCTCTATCTGAAACTTTAAGATAATCTAAAATCATACTAAACATATCTCTTTCAAACGAGAATGGTGCTTCACTTCTAGGAGCCAACTTTAGTATGTCATTTCTAAGATAAATATCAGAACCGGCTCTCTTGAACTTAACCATATTCTTAATATCTTTAGGAATACTTTTTTGATTCAAAGAAGTCATTACTATCTGACCGCCATAGTTTCTTAGAACATTTAGAATCTGTTCTTTATTAGGCTTGTAATGTAAGTCTTCGATTATTATTCCCCTATCTCTAGGTATAGAATTAACATCGGGGATTTCTATTGTATTCGCATAATAAACAATAGGGTCATCAAACATTTCTTTTGCCATAGTTGTCTTGCCGCTCCCATGCTTACCTGTAATTACAATACTTCTATCTTTACTCATTGATGTAAGTCCCATTAAATCAATCCCTTTATTTTTAATATTTCATCTAGTCCTTCTAGAGTTAGATGTTTTTTATTATACATTAATTCTATTATTGTTCTAAAATCTGACCATTGGTTTCTAGCATCGGCATATTCTAAAGGAATCATATCTGATATTATTTTCAATGACGATATTCTAGAAATAGTTAATATTGGTTTTTTCCTCAGTTTCGATTCTATTTCTCTAATATGAGAAGATATTCCGACTTGCCATAAACTCCTAGAAACTTGATTAAGGAAAGGCATCTCCGCCCTAATTTGCAATTTAGGTTTTATTGTATAGCCCAAAGTGCTTCTATAATCGCTTTCTACTCTTATCTCGCAATTAGCCAAACCAATAAAAACTCCTATCATTGTATCTTTACTAAACATTATTCTCTACCGCCTTTGCGTTTATAAAATCACATTTTAATCTAATAAATTTAAAAAAGAACTCGCACGTTTCTTTGATGTATTCCGAAATATCTGTTTTGTCTTCCGGCAATACTATTGAAAGATTAGTCCCTTGAAAGGTATTTAAGGCACTTGCTTCCTCCTCTCCTATTTCTTTTACAAATACGAAATGTAGGGGGTCTTCTTCCACTGCCAAGAGATGTAGGCTTATTCCTTTAGATAATAATTCGCAATGTTCTTCTGTTAAGTTGGGGCCAAAAACCATAAAACTAATTGTTGTCACAGTTCCATATTTTTCCATCCATTCGCCAAGTTCGGGTTCTATCATATATATCAAAATCCTGCCATAGTTTGAATAACATCTGAAACAGTATTAATATCTACAACATATTTATCTTCTCTAATTCTTACTACTCTTGGAAACCTCAAACCTAAGTTTCCTTTCTTATCTCTAGAAATCAAGTCTGCACTCACTTGCAAAACTATTTTAGGAACAAAATAATATGTTCCCGATTTTACATCTTCTATCGTTGTTCTCAAACGATTTGTTAAAGATAGCATCTCTCTTTCAGAAAGACCTGTTCCAACAGAACCAATTCCTAAGAACCCATTTTCATCTTTTACGGCTATGTCAAAAGATGCAAAAAATCCCGACCTAGCCCCTTCTCCATATCTAGCAGAAGTAATTACAACATCTAAATCTATTCTAGGAGGTTTATACTTAGCCCACCCTACACTTCTTTTTCCTGCTTCGTAAGGCAAACTATCGTCTTTGATAATGATGCCCTCAAATCCGTCATTGATTGCTCTATTGTAAAATGCTAGAACATCTCCTCCTTTTTCCATTCTATGTGCTTGGTCGGGTAAGTCTTTCATTTTTACTAACCTTTCAGAATAAGGTAGGTTGATTAATGTTTCAAGTTCATATTTGAGACAATCAAATATTACCCATTTAACTTTGACCTTTTCTATTGCTTCTTCGTGGTTTTTAGAGTGAACTCTAGTTCCCATTAGTTTGTGTTCAGCAGGAGAACCATCTTCCTTTATTGGATATATCTCCCCATCTAGAATACATCTAAGAATAGGATATTGTTGCACTTTCTCTACCACATCTTGAAACTGAGGAGTGACTATATTCCCTTTGCGATTAAAGATAATTACATTGACTCCTTCTTTGTGAATCTGATACCTGTTACCATCATACTTGTAATCCACTATTTTATTCTTAGGCCATTTATTCATAGGTAATTCTTTTGCAAGCATTGGCTTGACGAATTTTCCATGACTAAGATTAGTCGGTGGATTTTCATTCATTTCATAATAAGTTATTAAAGTAGAAATATCATTAAAATTATTGTCGCTTTTGACTTCCTTTAATTTCTTATCATAAATCTTGGCTATCATTTTTTGAACAGTTCCTACATTAATTCCATTTCTAGGAACCCTTAACCAATATCTGCAAAACCATTTTCTTTCTAAGGAAGACATATCTTTGAATAATTCTGAAAAGATAATATATTCTTCAGAAGAAATACCGCCACAATCCAAACTTAAAACATTTAAAAATCTGTTAAGTGGTATTTCCATTTCACTTTCTTTACTATAATCTAAAGCCTCAGAAACATCTCCAATATCTTCAAGCGCATCATAGAAAGCATCTATCTCACTTTCAAAAATATTAAGACATTTGGCTATCCACTTTTTTGCTTTGGATATGCCTATATTATTAGAAGGATATTCCATCGCCAATATCTGAAACAATATTTTTTTATCGTTGGATTTGAACTTAGATATTTCATCGCTGATTAACTTTATTTGATTAGTAGGCTTCTTATGTTCTAGAGCCTGTAATAATCTTGCCATCATCTTCATCGTCATCTTTCTTCCCTTCTATTGTAAAATCTTTTTGCATTTTAGAAACAACCGCATTTGTTAGTTCATGGTTGATTCTAGGTATATTTTTAATCATATTATTTAGAGTCTCAACAATATCTTCTCTATCCACACTCCTAGCCCCATCTGCTAGATATGCCAAATATGCTATCGTTATAGGTTGAGCAGTTTCATGCAACTGCATGGTATTCGTTCTCATTTCCCAATAAAATATAAAAGAACCTTTCACTGCTACATTTGCACCTTTAGAAATAGAAGGCCATGATTCTTTGAACAGTTCTAAAACTTCAGTTTCATCAAGTCTTTTTTCTATTGTCTTGGCCCATTTAGAAAACTCTTTTTCGTCATTGTATGCTTTTACAAGCGTGTCAATATCCAAATCATTCTTCATTGTTATTCCTCTCCATCAATATTCTAGTTAGTATAGAATGGACTTTTATCGCCTCATCCATATTCATTCTTATTCCCTTTTTAGTCGGCTTATCATTTGAATACCATCTAAAATCTACAACTTCTGTTTTCCAGTATTCACCGGAATATATCTGAATTTCATCAGTTGCATTTCTTACTATTCTTCCTTGTAATTTTAAATCACTCAATTCATCCACCCCTGTTTAAATTTATCTAGTTCTGATTTAGAAATAAAGTATCTAGGAGTATCTAAAGCATCTAATCTATTTACTACCCAACATGCGCCACCTAAACTAGAAATCTGAACTATCTCATATTGTCCTTCATCTAAATTTACTATTTCAGTTGTAGATACTTCGGGAACTAAACCATACATTCTAGTTAATTCTCCTGCAACTTCGTGTATATTATCACGAACATACTTTATGATGTGCGCTCTTTGAATCGGAATTTTAGGTGCAACTTTTATTTTTAATAAGCCCGTCATTTTACAAACACGACATTTGTTTCCTTCACAAATAGGGCATTTAACTTCAGCCGCATGTGGAGCCGGTAGTGTCACTGTCACTGCTCTTTTTTTCAACTTTCTTCCTCCACACACTTTTTACATTTGCCGAATCTTCTAGCATAATAACTAGTCATGTTCTTAGGACATACAGGACATTTCATTTCATTTCTCTCCTATCAACACTAAGAGTTCCGTCATCGTTCTTAATCAGAATAGTCATAGAACCATCCTCATAAACGATAGTCATCCTTACAATAGTTTTATCATCAAACATAACTATTCCTCCTCCTCTAATAGTTTCTGAGCATATCTCATTGCTAAAGTAAACAGTGGTAATGTCTTATCTATTTGTTGTTTCTTTTTAGGATTATGAGTATAAAAACGAACCTTCGGATTAAAAGCATCTACTTTCTTATCATTTTCTTCCCAAAATAATTCTACTTTAAATTTGGAATTCATAAGCCACCAAGGATGTTCTTCGGTCCACTTATACTTACTTAATTCTCTTTCTAATCTAAAGATTTCTTCCGACATTTTTTCTTCTCTATTATTCATATTTATTCCTCCCACTTTTTCTTGTAATGACTCTTTGTTTTGGGTTTCCAAGTGCCTTCTCTAATCGCCTTTTCTCTTGCTCGATTGTAGGCATTCTTTTTCTTGCGCCATTCTTCATTTTGCATGTTCTTTTTGTAACGCTCCCTCTGCTCCTTACCTTTTGATTTCTCATGATGAGTTCTTGGTAAAGCGTTTAACCTCGTTAGTTCCTCAACTATCACATTAAAACTTCTTGTGAAGCCTCCGCTAGTGATTGCGGCAACCTTTATTGCATCAATCTGCAATTGCATTGCATCTCTTATCTCTTGACTATTCATATTCATTCCTCCAATAATACTGCAACATCTGTTGTCAAGAATAATATTGCAATAGACATGGCAACAGTAAAACTGCTAATAGTAACTTTAGCAGGGTCAATAACTCCTGCGTTTGATAAACATTCCATTTCTCTAGTTAGAGCATTGAAACCAAAAGTGTTGGGATAACCAAGTTGTATTGAATATAAGTCAAAGCCATTTGAAAGATATTTGATAGGTTGTAGCAACGAATCTGTTACAATACTTTCCAACTTAGAATCAATACTTCCCTCTAAAGGAACAGTAGCATTAGCAAGACCTAATCCTCCACCAACTATTATTCCTCCCTCCAAAGCGGCTTTTGTTGCGTTAATCGCATCATCTAACCTTTCTTTAGTTTCTCTCATTTCTATACTAGAACCTGCCCCTACTGTAATTACTGCAACTCCTCCTTTGAGTCTACTCATTCTTTTTTGTAGTCTAAGTTTATCGTGGTTTGATTTTGATTCGTCATATCTTAATTTTAAAGAAGATACTCTATCATCTACGTTTTCCTTTCCTCCAATCAAAACAGTAGAAGCCGAACTAATAGTAGCCTTTTCACAAGAGCCAAAATCTTCAAAGGACACAGTAGTAATATCATCATTGTTTTCATCGCTGAATACTTTACCGCCCATTAGTGCAGAAATATCTCCTAACTCATCTAATTGTGCATCTCCAAAATTAGGAGCCTTTACAATACAAGCCTGTATTCTTCCATCTACAATATTCATTACTGTGTTGTTAAGCGCAGAACCCTGTATTGCTTTTGCAAAGATTAGAATTGGTCTTCCTTTTGAAGAAGCAATTTCCAAAGCAGGAAGAATATCTGCAAAATTAATCAAGTGTTTATTAGTTGCTAGAATTAGAGGATTCTTCAATTCACAAATACCGGATGGGTCATTTGCCATCAGATGACTAAAGTAACCTTCATCTATTTCTAATCCATCCGTAATTTCATAAGTAGTTTCTAATTGATTTCCTTCATTGACTGTAATAATTCCATCACGGCCAACAATATCAATAACTTCTGAAATTAGTTCTCCCATTGTTTTGTCATTGTTAGATGCAATAGTAGCGACATGTAGAATATTTTCATCTGTTACTTCTTTAGTTTGTTGGGCAATTCCATGTAGGACAATATCTCTAATCTTTTCTAAATTAGATTTAACTGTATGAATATCATCAATCTCATATTTAGAGAGACCATTACATAATGCTGCTGCGATTAAACAAGCAGTAGTAGTTCCATCTCCTGCATTTGATTGCGCTTTAGAAGCAATATTCTGAACTAACTTTATTCCCATACTAACATAAGGGTCGGGATGAGAAATATACTTTGCAATAGTTACACCATCATTGATAATAATTGGAGGATTACCTTGTAGAATTACATTACGTGCTTGTGGGCCTAATGTCGGTCTTACTGTATCTGCCACAAGATTAATTCCTTGTAGTAGTTTTTCTTTAACTTCTTCTCCAAATAAAATCATTTAATCATCTCCATTAATTTTAGGTTGTGTTCAATTAGTTCAATAGTGCCGCTTCGTATATCGCCACCTGCTTCAATAGCCTCAAGACAAGTCTTTGCTATTCCACGCAACCGCTTGACTTCGGCTAGAAGTTTTGGTGCGTCTGCTATGAGTTGTGCGTCTTGAATCGTAAGGTTAGATGCAACAATGCGATTTTCGGGTGGGGCTACTGATAATACAGTGTTGCCGGAAACAACCCATTGCTGTATGTTTTCATAATCGTATTTGTCTGTGTCATTCATTCAATCACCCCATAAATATAATCCACATCAATAATCCAATAGTCACTACTTTTGTAGGCGACCTTGTTAATATCAAAATGTATTTTATCTCCTACCTTTAGACCATTGGTAATTCCTTTAGTTCCCCAATGAACAATACCTTTGTCTAAACTTTCACTTTTTATTCCGCTTGCGCTTTCTTCTGTTAATGGTAAAAAACCAATCCATTTTCCTATTGTTTTAATCATTTCTTCTTCACCTTAAATTTATTATCTCTTGCAATTTGGCAACATACTCTAATCTTGCTTGTAGAGTGTAAATTCCAAAAATCTCCTTCTTTCCAACCAAACTTTGCTTCAACATATTTACAAAGTTCTTTTCGATTCATATTATCAAATTCCTCATCTATCTGAATACCAAGAATAGGGCCACCTTCATTCTTTAGGAATGAATCTAAGAATACATAGATTCTACCCATAAGAGCAATTGTTATTTTAAGCATCCACTGAATCATATCATTTCACCTATCATTAGTTGTCTTTCTTCATTTTCCCAAATCCAATTCCTACCTCTTAGAGTATTGAACCAAAGTCCTCTTTCTTCTTTACCTAAAACAATTGCTTTTTTCATTAGGGGTCTCCAAGTGTCAATAGTTTTCCAATCTATTCCACTCCAATATGCTTGACCAAAGGGATGAGTGTGAATCCAGCACTTAATAGGTAACTTCATTCCAACGGGATTTATTGTAAAATCTACATAGCCCGAAGTTCCCTTACTAATATGTAGTCTGTCATTTGAATCTATTACTACTTGAACTTCAAGATTAGGAAGATACTCAGTAGAGGCTTTCCATATTTCGTCTAAAAATTCATCAGTAACTTTAGGATTTAATTCCCAAGTAGAAACTATTCCAACTTTATAATCTGCATCGTTTTCATTTTCCATCATTTCGGTCATACATTTACCACCTTAAAAAGCCCAACATCTTCATGATTAAACCATCTTTGAATCCATTCTGCTGCCATTCCTGCTATTGCTACTTGCATAAAATGAACGCCTTTATTTGAACCATCCCAAGAATCTCCTTGACAAGAAAAACTTCCATCGGGGCCAGCAAGCATGGTCTCCCATTGTTCCGGATTAGAATCGGAACTAATAAACGCTGCATTACGGCCCTGCGCTCTCAAATCTAACCAAGAAACCTTTTCAGTTCTATACAGAGTTCTTCTAAGACTTAGATTATCTACACAAGATACAACTAAATCATATCCTTTGATTTGTTTTGAAGTTCTTATAGCGTAAGGGATGTTCTTTACAGAATACCTTACTGCCATTACTGTTGATTTATTTACTCCAATATCTTCATCTTCATAATTCTGATAGGGAATATTTTTCTTCTCTACAATATCGGGGTCTGCTACTGTAATATCATACAATCCTGTTTTATACAGTAGAGGGATAAGGAAACTTCCTATTCCACCTGCTCCAATAACTAATATTTTTCTCATTCATACCACTTCCTTTTTGATTTAAATTCTACTCCACAATTTTCCATAATTCGCTTTACACTGTAAATTATTTCTTCCTTCGCTTTTTGGGTAGGCACATAACCTGTGCAACTACCTTCAAAATTCAATATATATTCAACTAAATAATTAGTCATATTTACATAATCTTTCTTTAGCAACTTAATCTCTCCTAATTATTTCTTTAACTAACAACTCTTGATAGTTATCCATCCAACTACCTAGAACTTTACGGGCTTCTCTTGGATTCAGACCATATTGTTTCTGCAAATAAGGAGAAGCACCAAACATATTGGTTTTTCCGCTTTGTCGTAATTCTTCTAAATATACATAGTATTCAATCCATTCTTCATTTATCATTTTTATTCCTCTTTTTTATTTCTTCTATCTGTCTAGCATGTTTACGTGTTGTTATAGTCAAGTCTTCTTTGCTGTCTTCTAACTTGATAATTCTATTGTTAAGTTTAACAACCTGTAATTTCATTTCGGGCGCAATATTTTCAATCTCTTTTCTAATTGCATCTTTAATCTCGTTCTTAGTTTTTAACGAAACATACATATTGTTTAATCTACGCTCAAGCATTTCGACTTTATCTGTTACGTTTTTGAGTGAAACTTCTGTATTCTGCAACAATCTAATAATTTCTCCTTTAGACATTTCTTCATAAGGTTGGGAAACCATAGCGTTACGATTTCTTCTTCTACAAGTTTGACAAATAGTTTCTCTTGATTTCAATGAAACTTTCATAAACCGACTTCCGCACCTTTTACAATCAACTGTATAACTCATTTTATCACCATCATATTTTTTGATAGGTTATCATTCCTATCTTTCTATTATTTACTACTAAATAGATAATATCATTTTTAATTATTATTTCTGTTACATCATCTACATATTTACTAAGCCATTCTAATATTTCTTTATTTTTCATTTTCATTCCTCACAAAATCACTTATTGCTCTACCACGAACTTCTTTCAAACTATTGAATCCTAATAGTTTCAGTATTTTTTGCGCTTGCTCTCTAATAGAACAAACTGCAAATCCCACACTTTTTGCCAAATCTTTCTGTTTTATCTGCATCATATTAGCAGTAGATACAATCAAACAAATTGCTGCACAATATGTTCTGCCTTTAGTAAAGTAATTTCTTTCAAGAACAGGGTTTATTGTAACATGTAATTCTTGACACGAAGTAATAAACTCCGCACTATCTTCTATATCTCTAGAAGTCTTATCTAATAGTGATACTAGATTATCTCTAGCATAAACTGAAGAATTTCCAAAATGCTTTGCAATCAACCTTGTTAATTTGTTCACCTTACGCATATCGCAATCAAACTCTTTTCTAACTTCACTCATCCTTATGGCTATCCCATTTTCTTTCAGCACATAATAAACTAAAGCAGTGGCCCTATTTTCATAACTATATTTATTGCTAAATACATGTCCTCTAAAACAAGAGATGTAGCATTCTTCTACTCTATCTCTCAAAGGATGATTTATCGCTATTGAAGATAATACTAAATTACAAAATACTAATCCTGTTTGAATATTTATTTCAGAAGAAATGTATTTATTTTTATTAGTCGTTCCTAAAGTATTTCTAAAAGTCGCTTCATGTATTATTTCACCGGATGGACTATACTGAGAAACACTTTGCTCAAATATATCTGTTACTTCCACAAGGCCGCAGTTATCGCAAATTCTTTCTCCCATTCTTTCATCAAAACTAAACTTATCTAATCCACATTCTTTGCACGACATATCAATTCACCTATATTGTTATTTAATAAATATTCAAAATCTAATCTATGGTTTGACATATCTTCTTCATACAAATATGCGTTAATAGTGCTAATTAATTTAGTAGCAACACGGTCATTCAAAAAGGCATATCCTCTAGCAACCATTTGGTCTCCAATAGATTGCGCTCCTCCCATCGCTAAATTATCAACACAAATTGGCCCTAGCCACATTGGAACTTTCTTTGTTTCAAAGGTGTCTATCCAATCTCCATCCTCGTTTTTTATTTGGCCTGTCTTTTCTTTTATATGCTGAATATTATACACATAGGTATTCACAGATTGTCTGCTTTCTCTATTGCTAACTTTTTGTATCTTCCAATCATACAATTGACCTCTAACAAATAGCCACTCATTATTAGTTTTATCTATTTTCATTAATTTATATCCATCAATTTTTATTTTTTTATGACTGGCATCTTCCTCTACGTGTTCTACATGATAGAAGAATTTAGTCGGCATTAATTCGCAAGTTTCAAGAATTAACTCTTTGGCTCTTTTTTCTACAATATCTTTTGTTCTATTTTGAGATAGAAAAGCAATCATTATTTTTAGTTCTGATTCTGAAGGGTCTTTACCTACTAGATTTTTGTATAGTAGAGCGGGAGACATTCTATACCACTTTCCTCTTTTATTGTTATTCCTAAACGAATTGACAAAGGTAACTAACTCTGACTCGCTTATCTCTCCCCATACAGAATCAGATAATTCTATTGCATATTTACCTCTCCCTATCTTTTCTACATTTAGTCTAACATCTTGTCTTTGATAGTCAGCGTAAAAGTAATATGGCACTCTATTTTCTAGAACATATAGTATAGGTTCCGGAACACTTACTGCTTTCAAATATACTTTCATCAAATTGTCATAGTCTCTTTGTTCTTCAAAGAAGCAAGCATATGTCACTCTTGCAAAAATATTACATGCTATTTTTAGCCCAAATTGCCTTCCATTCAAATAATATTTACCATCGTATTTTATATGAATAGGATAGGTATTATCTGCAAACCAATAAATTCTTTCAAAATTCCATTGACCTCCACCTGCTCTAGATATTATGTTTCTCCAAGTTCGGCACAACCCTTCATGATAGGGGTCTCCCTTAGAAGACCAATTAGGTTCTACATAGTCTCTTTGAGGAGAATGTATCCACTTGTCATCTCTCATATTTTGGATTTCATATCTCATTGCTAATCTGCTATCTTGCATTACCATTTCTATTATTCCCATTTAATCACATCACATATGTATTGTTTTTTAATTGCTTATCGCAATCATCATGTATTTCGTTTTTCATTTCTTGAGGTAAGATAAGTTGCCCTCCACAAATCCTACATTTAGTCGCTATTCTTTTTTTATAAGACCAAATGCTTTTTTCGTATTCGGGGTCTTTTTCTTTCATTGTAACTCACCATGATATTCTAAAGCGGCTTTTCTGTTTGGTAGTTCGGTCTTTAACCAAACCATGAATCCTTTTTCTACCGCTTCGGGAATACTCCAAAGACATTTTCTAAATGCTTGGCACATAACCCATTGTTTTTCTTTATCTGATTTGCCCTCTAGATTATCAAATACCATTTGTAATTTAGTTCTATCTAAAGGACTTAAATCTCCAAAAAAGGATTCTATTACTATTCTACATTCTTCGGCATTATCAAACCATTTCATGTAAAACTCTCCAAGAAACGGGAGGAGAGTTACCCCTATCTCTCCTCCCTAATTAGTTGTAATTCAACCACCGACAATAGCCGGAGTTAAAACAACTGAATCAACATCATCCCAATTGACGTTTGAAAGGTTCTCTCTTGAGACCATTTCTCCGTCAATAAATACCCAATCAGTAGGATGGGTATTTATCTGTTCTATTACTTCACTAGCCTCAAGGGTTAGTGAAGTGTGTCCTGTTTCATTCAAAATTGTCAAACTTATCATTCATTTCACCTCTTTCTATTTTTTATAGTTCGCATTACCTATTAAAGCCCTGCGTTTTTAACTCCTCGATTAACTCACTTGCCCGTCTTTTTGACAATTCATCAACCGTAAAAGCATACCCCAAATCGAGCAAAAATTTCTTTTGCTTATCTGTGGCAGGAGTATCTTCGTATATTTCCTTTAGTTTCTTTAGTTGGCTAGAACTTATTTCAAATAAAGGAATTTGCATTTTATGATGCAAGTCTTGGAGGAAAGTTCTCTCCCACCGACTAAAAGATTCATTTTGAATATCCTTTGAGAAATCCGGAATACCGTAATATTCACAATTATCTAAAAATATTTCTTCTTGCATCTTCTCTCTTTCTTCTGCTAACATTAATACTGTAATATCTCTCATCAATTTATGTCTCTTGACATTTTTTAATCTATGTGCATTCTTCCTATCTTCGTCATCGCATTTACTTCTAAATTCTTCTATTCTAGCATAGAACATAATTAAATCAGTCCACAACTTTTCTGTTGGATACCCTCTAGTAGTTTGCTGATTTTTAGGATTGTCGGGATGGTTCCATCTCCAAACAATTGATGCCATTTTATATCTAGAGGTTGCCGGAGAACCACTAGAACCCTTTCTTATTACTGTAATTGGCATAGGCTTTTGATATTCAGAATTAAAAGCCCACTTCTTAACTTTCACATTTAACCTAACGTCATATTCTTTGATTGCGTCAAACATCTTTGTAAATAGTTCTCCATTCTTATGCCACCAAGCAGTTTGCATCATTGATGCGACTCTAATTTTGAGCCATTCATCTATCATTTCATCTGTTACTAAAGTCTCATCTATTCCTGCTGTCATTGAAATTTGTTTCAATATATGATATGAATTTATGTGGTCAGAACCAACAAGAATCATATTTCCATTCTCTATATTCTCCACTTCAAAATGATATTCTATTCTATGACCACAAAGACATTGCTTTGGGGATTCCCACCAATCCGGTATTTCATCGTCTCCCCAATATACATTTCCTGTTGCCATCCATTCTTTTTGGGCATCTTCATAATTGTCTGCCACAGATAATTCTGTCATTCTTTCTATTAGTTTCCTATCGTAATGACCTGTTCCTAATCTTCTTCTAGGCTGTATTATTCTTTCCATCATTTAACACCTCTCTTTACTCTAACTTCTATCTTTCCATTCGGTTTAGATACAATCACTGCACAAGAATAGCAGATTCTTTTCCGACTTCTATCACAAACTGCACTTGCAGGAGTGTTGGGACAAACCTCGCAATAACCTAAACTACTTTCCATTTTTGATAATCCTACCATATTTATTCGCCTCTATCCATTACTTCATATTGATATTGTTCTCTCAAATAAGCATCTAATATACCAGTTACTTTCTTTGGGAACACCTCAAATATTCCATTAATTATTCCTCTATTCATACATATCCAAATCTTATGATAGTTATTAATTAATATTTTGGGCATTCCATCATCGTTCTTTTTTATAATGACGGGAGGTAATTCCTCATCGTCAATCATCATAAATTCTATCTCTTTCATTCTTTCACCCACTCTACTTTTATTTTACCTTCTGACCTTACTAGTATTGCCATCGTTCCATCAGCATATGCTATGAATACTGTGCCTACATCAGATAGGTCTAGTTCTAATTCTTCTGAATCAAATTCTTCTTTTATCTTAGCATTAAATTTCATTTTTTCATCTCCATTATTTTCATCCATTCTTTTTTACATTCTTCACAAATATGTTTCAAACTTACAAATGTGTTTTTGTTTTTACAAATCATACATCTCAACTTAACATCTCCAAGTTTAATCCATAGACTTTGTTTAGTTCTTTTCTAACTTCATTTTTTCTTTCTATTATTTTCTTAACCGGCCACCAATTTGGCATTCTATCTTTTTTCCATTCTGCAAATTTCCATTTCCCCTCAACGTAATAGTGCCGATAAGATTCTATTACGAAATCCCAACAATGTTTTCCATGAGAGTTGGGTATCCTATACTTATCAAACATAGCAATACTTACAGGAGTCAATTCACTTTCGTCATAGTCAAAAGTAAAACTGTCTAGTATTCTTTTTTCCGTTCCGTGAATTTTACCATATCTGTAAGTATATTCCTTACAAAGTGCAAGAGCATGATTGTATAGCCACATATAGTTCGCTTTGTTCTGTCTAGCCCAAATAGTGCTAGGATGATTAAGCATAGCAGGTTTCATCATATAGGAATAATGTGATTCCTTGTGAAACTTCTTCAACTCTTTTAGAGAAGGCTCTCTGCCGTGACAATTCCAAAACAAAAAGTAAAGAGAATTGGTATGTAACATCTGACAACTTTCCGTTGGCATTTTTACTACATGCTTGTCTAACATCTGTTTTGCTGATTCCACAGGACATTCTGATAATGCAAATATGTTCATGCTTCCATCCCCTTTTGGTGGCCTTCTAATTCAATTATAGTTTGCAACAAGGTATCTTTAGTCTTTTCATAGTTGCCTTCATCTAAATGATATAAGCAAACACATAACCTTTCGACTAAGGTTCTAAAAAGTTCTTTTTGCAGTTTTCTTAACTTTGCACATTCTCTTTCTACAATTTCTATTATTGCTTTTTTAAGTTCATCATTCATTTCATCATCTCCTCATGCGTGTTGCTGAACAAAATCTCTGCCCATTTCTTCTTGTATGCTATCTACCATTTTCATATATTCATCTACCATAGATGCTAGTTCGTGAACTGTGTAGATTTCCATCAACAAAATTATTCTATCTTTCATTATAATCACCATCTCTATATCTTGAGTATTTTCTATGGTCTGCATCATCCATTAACTTTTCATGGTCTATCCATTCATAAGTATCTTCCGCAATCCTAGTAATTTCTTCCTCTACAAATTCACTTGCTTCATCGGGAGCATTTACTAAATCTTCTAATAAACTCATTAGTTCCTTTTCAGACATATTTGCTTTTAACAAATCATAGGCTGTTTTAAACCCGCACCATTCTAATATATTTTCCATATTTACATTCTCCTTAACGATTCTTGGTATGCTAAATAAGAGGACATACCGGCCTCTTTCAATTTCTTGAATATCTTTTTTCTATTGTTTTCTAAATCCCAACTGCGATTCAAAAACTCCCTTTTGAATAAACGGTGGTCTCCTATCGGGATTATATCTTTCATATACTTCTTCATAACAACCACTACAAATTTTAATTAATATTTTATTTTCAACGTCTGTCAAATCTATTTTCTTAAATTCGACTAACATGAAGTGTGATGCACCTAAACCACAAATGCAACACTTGGGTCTAGATGGCTGCTTTTTTTCTGAAACGAAAAAACTCTTAATCCATTCTATCATTAGGAACACCTGTTGTCGGGAATAGGTTCATGGAGAAGTTGCCCACTATCTACAAGTTCACTAACCTTTTCCTATTATTACTGTATAAACCGACTAGAATTTAACATACTTTAAAATCAGATAAAGCACAATACTCGCTTCACAAATACGAAGCAACCAAAGCCCTATCTTCTTTTTATTCATAAAATCACCATTGGAGGAGGGGGAACATAATTGTCTTTAGGCTCCTCGTTCAACCCCTGCCTCCTAGATTTTTTAAAAATAATTATTATTTAGGCTTTTTGAAAACCTAACTAATGTCTCACTTGAACACAACTTCATCGAGATGACCTCCGACCCTCCCTCCATTAATAACCTAGATGCCCTTTATTGTGTAACATTTGACACTTTATAAATTACATAATTTTTAGGATTAAAGATTTTTTTCTTCATTTGCGATTAGTGTGGAAGTTTCATAGCCTAATCCCTCTAGCGTTCCATCCCATAATTTATTCTTGAACCTTCTGTGAAGAACCGTTTTTATTTTACCTTCCTCAACCTTAGCATATTCTTCAGCACTAGCATATCCACCGCCACCGCTTTTCCCATGCTTCAGATGTAGGCCACTAGGAACCATATTGAAATATACTATTGAAGCCTCATATACCATCTTACTTACCTTATCAATGGTCACTTTTACAGAGACAGGTTTCGTCAATCTAACGCCTTGCCTAAATGGAGAATTTGCCCTACCCTTTAGGAGACCTCTGATAGAAGAAATGACTCGACTTCTTTCATCAGCATTTTCACTACCTATCCGTATCTGTAATTTAACAACATCTGCAATGCTTCCTAATTCTTCCTTATTTATCTCGATGTATGATTCTACTATCTCAACAGTTTCTAGCCACTCCATAATTACCTACTTTTACATTATCTAATAAAGCCCCTTTTTCATAAGTGTGTAATATATACGCACATTGCGTAAAGGTAATTTATGCTAGGATTAACTATTGACATAAAATAAATTTACAGATTTTATACGGAATTAGTTTTGCCACATGTAAAAAATACACTACATAGAATCCATGAGACATAACATGAGACAAAGGTAAAAGCAACACTGAAACCCATTTAGCCGTTTCAGTCTCATGTCTCATGTCTCAACGCCCTAAGAGAGAGATATAATAGAGAGAGAGAAGATAGGAGAGATATGATATGAGATTATGAGATTATGAGATTGAATAATAATAAATGATAGACTGAAAGCCTATCATCTTCAGTCTCATTTCAGTCTCATCGCATCTACCATGAGACACACCCCGTAAATACTATATCACATATAATAAAAATATTAAATATTATATTCCCTATATAGTATAAGAGCAATTGAAATATATACTAACTACAATAACCTAAAATCAAGGATTATTTTTATACCCATTTTAAAGAAGGGACTTATATTATGTTTAGGTCGTGCTTTGTTTAATGACCCCGAAGGGCAATCCTCAATCCTCCTTTTTTATCAATCTCCATTGTGGGTAATACCATACTTCAGTGCCGATAGGACAGTGCATGATTCGCTCATAGGTTCCTTCCCCGCTCGGCAGCCAGCCTTCTTCAAGCATCTCATCATACCATTCATCAAAGTCTTTAGCCTTGATGTATATCACTGCGGGTTTATCTAGTAATTCACCTGTTACAGAGTGTTCAATGATTACTCTGTGTAACTTTGGAAAGCGTTTGCTCATGTTCATTCCTCCTTTACGTCCAATATACTTTCCATAGGCCATAGGGATTCCCCTGTAATAATAGATTTGAAATTAGGGTCGAACCCTTGAGAGATGGTCAATAACTGTTCAAGTTTATAATTCTCATTT